CAGGCCGCAAATCTGAAAAAGCCTATCAACTTGCGAAAGCATCGGCCGAAATTAAGCGGGACATGGAGACTTCCCTGTTGAGCAACCAGATTGCTGCCAATGGTGATTCTTCTACTGCTCGTAAATTGGGTGGTCTGCAAGCATGGTTGAACTCTAACTATGATGGCGGTACTTCTGGCGTGGCTGGTGATTTGGGAACTACTGCTCGTACAAACGGCACAAACCGCACTTTCACAGAAGACATTTTGAAAGTTGTTGTTCGTGAAGTTTACGCTTCTGGTGGCAATCCTAAAGTGTTGATGGTCAACCCTGCTCACAAGCAGTTGGTTTCCACTTTCACAGGTATTGCTGCACAGCGTTTCATGGCCCCTAGCAATTCGCCTACGACTATCATTTCGGCGGCCGATGTGTACCTGTCAGATTTCGGTTCAATTTCCGTTGTTCCGAACAGATTTATGACATCTACCAATAGCTGCGATGATGTTGCATTTATTGTTGACCCTGACATGGCTGCTGTAGCTTACTTGCGTCCTTTCCAGACCAACGAGTTGGCTGTAACTGGCGACAACGAATCCACACAGTTGTTGGCTGAGTACACCTTGGAAGTTAAAAACCAAGGCGCACATGGCATCATTGCCGACATTACTCCTTAATCTGGTGTAACCCAAAAAATGCCTCAGACTAACCCTCTGGGGCATTTTCTTTTCTACTCAAACTGATAGAATTAGGCTATGCAAAATCCTACCAATTTTAGACAAACTGCTGTTCATGCTGATGGTGAAGGCGGTATCGTTATTCAGACTCGTCAGGATGTTACTGATATTGTTGAGCAGAATAAAAAAGAATATAACTCGTATGACGAGAGAGCAAGATGGTCAGACCAGTTGTTTGGTAACAAGGTTGCATCTATTCCTTTGACAGTCATTGATGACTTGAACAAAGCTGGAATCATGCGTGGTTATGCTGTTCTGGATGACAAGCGTTTTGCTGCTTGGTTAAATGACCCAATGAATCGTGCATGGCGCACTAGGACAGGAGTTGTATGAGTTTTGCTACCTACTCTGATTTACAGACTTCAATAGCTAATTACTTAGCTAGGTCTGACCTGACAAGCATTATTCCAGACTTCATTACTTTGGCTGAGAATCGTTTGCGTAGAGAACTGCGTATTCGTCAGATGCTAAAGTCTGTAACAACCAGCACAGTTTCTGGTGATGCAACTGTAGAACTACCTAGCGACTTCTTAGAGATTCGTGACTTTGTGGTGATGACTAACCCAATTCAACCATTGAGTTACTCTAGTCCCTCAACATTATCCAATGACCCAAGAACATCAGAAGTTGGTGTTCCTAAGAGTTACACAATATTAGCAAGTGAGTTTCAAGTAGCACCTGCACCTGATGGCATCTACACATTAAAGATGCTCTACTTTGCTGCGCCTCCATACCTGTCTAGCAGTAACACATCTAACGTATTTCTAAATGTTGCACCTGATGGTTTGCTGTATGGCGCATTGGTTGAAGCAGAGCCTTATCTAATGAACGATGCTCGAATCAATACATGGGGTTCTATGTATGACAGAGCAATCACATCTCTTACCAAGTCTGACGAAGAAGGTCAATACTCTGGTGTTCCGTTAGCAATGAAATTAACTGCAAGGTGAAAATATGGCTGAAATGTCCAACTACTTAGAAAATGCTCTTATCAATGTTACGTTGAGAGCAACTAGCTACACAGCACCTACGACTGTGTACTTAGCACTTTATACAACTGACCCAACAGACGCTGATACTGGAACTGAATGTTCTGGTACTAGCTATGCTCGTCAGGCAATTACTTTTGGTGCGCCCTCCAATGGTGCTTCTACCAATTCTGCTGCTATTGAGTTTCCTCAAGCTGGCGGTTCATGGGGAACAATCACGCACATTGGAATCCGTGATGCTTTGACTACAGGCAACTTGCTGTATCACTCACCATTAGACGCTTCTAAAACGATTGCAACTGGCGATGTGTTCCGCATTGCTGTTGGTTCATTGAGCGTTACTTTGGCGTGAGATGGCTGACTTACTGCCTCCGTGGACGATTGACTCGCTAGACAATTTAAAGTCTAGCATTGATGACTTAACACTCACACTCGATAGTCCACTCTACACAACCTCAGTAACCCTATGGGATGCCTATGGGTCTGTAACTGCGTCTGCAAGCGTTGTAGCTGATGCTATAAGGGTTCAGAGTGGTAGTGGGGCAATAGATGGTACAGCGACAGTAACGGCAGATGCAGTAAGGGTTCAGTTTGCTAGTGCAAGCATTGATTGCTCTGCTAGTGTTACCTGTGATGCAACTAGGGTGCAGTTTGGCTCTGGTGCTATTGATGGTAATGCTACTGTTACCGCAGATGCTACTCGTGTCCAGTTTGCTAGTGGAAGTATTACCGCTAATGCTGATGTAACTGCCAATGGAACTCGTGTCCAGTTTGGTATTGCAGATATAACTGGAAACGCAACTGTTACGGCTCTTGGTGGAATCGTAGCAAATGCAGTAGCTTCTGTAACTGGTAACGCAACTGTAACTGCTGACGCTATCAGGGTTCAGTTTGGTAGCGGTGCAATTATTGGTGATGCAACAGTAGTAGCTAATGGTGGTTTAGTTGTTGGTGCTAGTGCAAGTATTACGGCTACGGCTGATGTAATAGCTAATGCTTCTGCAATTTATGCAGGTGTGGTATCTATCAATGGTATATCTTTGGTAACTGCTAAAGGTGTAATCCTTGGCGAGAACTGGACACCAGTACCACAAGACGACAATACTTGGACACCAGTTTCTACTGATAGCAATACTTGGACTACTGTTTCTGCTGACACAAACACATGGACTCCAGTATCTGCTAATGACAATACATGGACAATTCAGACGCAAGGAAGTAACACATGGCTACGACAAAACTAACTTTTGGTGAGTGGATGCCTGACCAACCTAGCGTGTCGGGTGCTTTGACTGACGCTAAGAACGTGGTTTCTTTGGCTATCGGGTATGGCCCATTTCCCACTCCTGTTACTTTTTCATCTAGTAACGCTGCTGAGAATTTAACTTCTCTTTATGCTGCCAAAAAGCCTGATGGTACTACTGAGTTGTTTGCTGCTGGCGCATCTAAGATTTATACAGTAAGTGGCGTTGGCACAATAACTCAAGTTAAAACAGGAATGACAACTGGTTCTGCTGATAGGGTTCGTTTTACTCAGTTTGGCAAGGTTGTAATCTCTGCAAATAACGCTGATAGATTACAGGCATGGACACTAGGAACATCTACATCGTTTGCTGATTTATCGGCTACTGCGCCTATTGCTAAGTTTATTACTGTGGTGCGTGACTTTGTTGTTTGCGCCAATACGCTAGAAACTACTCAGCAACAATATCGTGTTCGTTGGTCAGCAATCAATGATGAGACAGATTGGACTGAGGATGTAAACACACAGTCTGATTATCAGGATATTCCTGATGGTGGGCAGATTGTAGGAATTCGTGGTGGTGAGTTTGGTATTGTTCTTTTAGAAAGAGCAATTCACAGAATGACCTATGTAGGTACTCCGTTTATATTCCAGTTTGACAATATCTCTCGTGGTAAGGGCTGCATGGTATCTGGCTCTATTGCTCAGTACCAAGGCGTAACTTTCTTCTTGTCTGACGATGGTTTCTATGTGTGTGATGGACAAAACGTAACAGCTATTGGTGCAGAAAAAGTAGATAGGTATTTCTTACAAGATGCCTCGGAATCTGACTATGGCTCTATGTCTGCTGCTGTTGACCCAATTCGCAAACTTGTAATCTGGAATTACAAATCTGTTAACGGAACTCGTAATCTAATAATTTATAACTTTAAGACACAGAAGTGGACTTATGGCGATGCAGGTACAGATTTCTTGGCAGAAGCCTCTACATCGTCTGTAACGCTTGAACAATTGGATAGCATCTCTGCTTCTATTGATGCGTTAACGACAAGTTTAGACTCTCAACTGTATGTTGGCGGTAAGTATTTCTTAGGTGGTACTTTAGCCACTCGTGTGATGACTTACACAGGTGCTAGTCAGACAGGCGTTATTGCTACTGGAGATTTGGACATTGGTGCTAACTCAGTAGTAACCCTAGCTAGACCTATTGTTGACAATGGCTCTGCAACTGTGGCTATTGCTTCTCGTACCCTGCTAAACCAAGGTGTGAGTTTTAATACTGCGGTGGCTGCTAGTTCTGAGAATCGAGTACCACTCAGAAGTGCTGGTAGGTATCACAGACTTAGGGTCACTCCTACTGGCTCTAACTGGAACAATGCGGTTTCCGTGGATGTGGATGTTACGCCACAAGGGGTTCGCTGATGTTTAGAAGCCTACCTGCATTTGGTGGTGACCAGAGGGCTGTGGCTGAAGTTGTCCGTGGCA